AAACTGGGATGAACTGGGGCAAGCGCAAGAAGGACAACCCGGATGGACTGGCCTGACTACCTCGGCAGCAAATTCCACAGTGAGCGGCTAGCCTCTTCCATCCGGGCGTACTGGAGGAAGCGCGGCCACGAAGTCAAGGTCTGGGTCGAAAAGGAAGGTACCGTCTATGTCATCCGCAGCACTCTCCAGTTCACGTTTCCGTTTGCCCAACCGGCGCGAAAGCACCGTTGAGGAACTCCTCTTCAACGGGGAGCGCTACCACCTCTCCTACTCCACCCTCGGCGGGAAGGTGTGGGAGGTCTTCATCTCGGGGCCCCGGGCGGGCACGGACCTATATGCCATTTGCTGCACCGCCGCCACCCTCGTATCCCTCGCCCTCCAGCATGGGGTGCCTCTCTCCGTGATGCGCGAAGCAGCGCTGCGCGACAAGGAGGGTAACCCCGTAGAGATCGTGGGAGCCGTGTTGGATGTCCTCTCCGCATCTGGGGCATAGGCCCCTCTACCTCCCCAAGGACAAGCCTACGCGCATCCAGCGCAAGGGCATCCTCTACGAGAAGAAGGTGGTGCGCCACCTGGCGGAGGGAGGCAACCTCGACACCTTCATCATCCACGGCCAATGGATCTACTGGGACAAGTCGGTGTGCCAGCCCGACATCATCGTCGTGCCCCCCAAGGGTCCCGTCGTGGTGGTGGAGGTGAAGCTCACCCAGAAGCGCAACGTGGAGAAGAAGCTACGCGAAGTCTACGGGGTTGCCCTCCAGCACATCTTCGCCGGGCGTAGCCTCTCCTACTGCCAGATCTACAAGAACCTCGACGACGGGGAGCCCTTCTCCCTCGACCCGTGGGACATCCTTACCCTCAAACCCTTCGAGTATGGAGAGATACAATGGCGCTGAATGAAATGCTGGAGATCCTCGACGAGTGGCTGCAGGACAACACTGCGGAGCCCACCCACCTGGAGGACATCGTGCAGCTTCTAGAGGTTATCGCAGAACACCTGCGGGACCTCGAAGGCAACTAACCCAGGAGAAGCTGGAGTTTCACCGATTCCAGTATCCCCGCCATCTGCACGGGGGAGATGAGGCCGGCGATGGTCCCAAAGGAATCGTTGTCCTTCGTCATCCCCACCACCACGAATCCCTCCAGGTTCCCCTCGGCCACCAGCTTCTGCAACTCCGCGAGGGCCTGGGTAATCTCCGGCATGCCGGTGTCCCCCTCCTTGGCGGGGCGCATCCCCTCGGGTATGTGCTTTGCCCTGAAGTCCACGATGTCAGCCACGCTTGATCTCCTTCAGCATCTTCTTGGCCAGCTTGCCCACGTTCTTGGGCTTGCCCTGCGCCATCTTCTTCTTCATGGGCGGCCTCGAAATCTGGGCGGGGATGTTGGCGCGCGTGATGGTCATCGCAGCTTCCTCTTCTTGGTGATGCACCCAAGGGGAATCATCATCTCCCCCCAGTAGCTGGGATCGTTGGTATCATGGAGGTCCATGGTACTGACGATGAGGACGCTGGTATCCGTCACCTTGTGGACCCAGCCCACGGTGCGAATGTGGGGGGCGGCGAGAGAGTCGATCTCCTTCTTCTCCCGCCACTCATGGCCGCCCAGCGTCGCAGCGTCCACCCACTCGATATAGTAGAGGTCACCCGCCTTCATGACGCTCTAGCTTCTCAAGGATCTTGAGGAGAAGCTCCTTCACTTCCTTGAGGGTGGGGTCGTCTTTCAGCGGTCCATACATATAGCAGGAGCCAACGAGCGGGGGCAGATCCCACGATTGATTAAAGTGTGCCATTGAATTTCCAAGCCTTTCCTTCGGTGACGATGCAGGCCACGTCGCCCTTCACACCCACCAGCGTCCAACTCTTGGTACCGGCATAGAAGGTGTAGGTGATCTCGGGGGCCTGGAAGGTAACCTGAGGCACCTCCCCGAAGTTGTCAAGGAGATAGCGCGCCACCCCCTGTGCGGGTCCGCAGTTGGCCCACGCCACCCCCGGCAGCAGGGCGAGGAGGAGGGCCAGCTTCTTCATGACGCCATCTCCATGGCTACGCTCTGCACATCCTTGACGCGCTTGGTCCAGCCCTTTCCAAAGGTATCCCAGATGGGCAACCTCTGGAGGAAGGCCAGCCGATACTCAATCACCCAAGGGATGAGCGCGGAGGGCGTCGCCTTCTGGATGGCACCCAGCGTCATGGGACCCAGCGCCCCATCGGCATTGACCCCCAGCGCCTCCTGCACCGCCACCACTGCCCGCTTGGGACCCGAATTGACGGCGAAGTCGAAGAGGCAAAGGTCCACCCCCTTGGGTAGCTCGTCCCCCTTCACCTTATCCCAGTAGTGCTTGCGGTAGATCTCGTCGCGGTGCGCCGGCGGCATGTTGCGCAGTTCATCCTTGGTGGCCTCGCGGCCCAACCAATTGGAGTAGGTGACAAGGGTTACCCCCTGCATGGTGGCCCCGCCGGGATCCTTGGGGTGGTCGGCCCACCCGCCCTCGTGGCGCAGCACCTCAGCGAGGCACCTATCGAAGTTGTCCTTCATCATTTCTTCTCCGCCAAGAGGGCAGTCTTCTGCTGGCTGCTGTTGCTGCTGCCGAAGTAGTAGGCGATGACCTGCTCCGCTTTTGCCGACACGAAGCCGATGAGGGTTCCCACCGTGGTGGCCATCATGGGATCCCTCATGCCATCCACGTAGCCCAGGAGGACGGCGAAGACCGTGCCCATGAACCCACCCACCACCAGGAAGGCGAGGAGGCGGGGCATGAAGTCCTTGACGCTGGCCTCACGACGCCGAGCGCTATCCCTGTCCCCCGCCGCAATCTTCTCGAGGTCGATGTCCAGCTCCTTCATCCTCACGGCGAAGTCGTTGTCCACCTTCTTCAGGGCCACCAGTTGCTCGGGGGTAGCCCCCGCCACGGCCTTGGCCAGGTCATCCTTGTTGGCATCCACAGGCAGCCCGAGGGCCCCCGCGATAGCGGTGACGGCCATGCCCGCGAGGGGTCCGCCCATGGCGGTGGCCAGCGTAGGGGCAACGGCCCCGATGACCTTCATGAAATCCATGGTCAACCCTTCTTGTTCCAGAGATCGAAGAGTGCCTTGACCTTTTCCTCGATCACCAGCACCCTCTGGTCCAACTTAGCGAGAACGATCACCAACGTGATGAAGCCAATAGCCAAAGGCCACAGCCTCAATACGGCCTCCAGAGCTTCCATCTCTCATTACTTCTTGAAGCCCTTGAGGGTCTGGGCGAGGCGAGCCCGCTGGCCCATCTTGCCCGGAGCCTTCGCCGCCTTGGTCAGCTTGCCGGCGGGGATGGGCTCACCCTCCTTGGCACCCAGCGCCTGACGCAGCGCGCCCGGCTTCTTCACTGCCTTCTGGATCCACTTCTCAGCCATCTTAATCCTTCCTTCTCCCCGAGGGGCTAATGGGCCAACTCTTGCGCTGGGGCCCGGTCTTCTTGGCGGCCATCGTAGCCTTCTGCGAGGGGGTCATGCGGGCGGCAGCAGTGGCGGGCCTGCATGCTGGGTAGCCGCGCTTGCCCTTCTCGGCACCGCTGCGGCCACACTCCTTGCCCGTCTTCACGTCAACCCACTTCTCCCCGAACCACTTGCCCAGGCCGCCCTTCACTTCTTCTTCACGCGGTTGTCCGCGCCTCCCCACGTCCCGCCCTTCTTCTTGTACTCCTTGGCAGCCCACGCATTGGCATACGCACTGGGGTACACATCGAACTTCTGCTTGGCCGCCGCCTTCGTGGCAGCCCACAGCTTGGGGTTCTTGGGGGTTGACTTGGCCATCAGCACCGCCACGCGCGCAGGGATTTATTGACTCGGGAGTTGGGGTCGTTAGCCGTTTCCTTGCTGGTGAGCTTCTTCTTTAACCCTTTCATGCGGGCACAGAATTTATCCCGGCGGGGACCGCCCTCGGGCTGCGGGGCCTTGAGGCCAGGCTTGCCAGGGTTGGCCCTATTGTAGGAGGCGCGGCCCTTGGCGTTGAGGCCGCCCGACTCGGACTTCCCCTCCTTGCGCTGCCACGCGGGTGTCTTAGCCATAGGTATGCTCCAGCTTCCGGGTGCTAATAAACTCCCAACCGTCATGCGGGAACCCCCCGGCCACACCCTTAAGTAGTGTGACCCCGGAAGTCCACATGGCCTGGGCGGGACCAGCATAGCCTTCTTTCTGGTTGGGGTCAAGATAGCAGCCGGCCACCAAGGAGAAGAGCTTCTCCCTGCCCTTTCGGATGGCCACGTCCCAGATGTGGGTATGGCCCATGACGCATGAGCGGTACTGCTTCTTGAGGAGGGTGGCCGCCGGGTACTCCCCGCTCACGCTCTTGCCCATCACCCCCGTGACGAAGTAGTGGGAGGCGGCGAGGCCCCGCACCTGGAACTCCTCAAGGAAGGGCACCACCTCCCAGGTAGCCAAAGCTAGGTCGTCGGTACTAAGGGTACCCCGTAGCTCGGGGACGTTGTCCACCGCCCTATCGATGCGGGCCTCGTGGTTCCCCATGAGAAAGACCTTCTTGCCCTTCCACAACCCCAGGGTGAAGAGGGCCTGGTTGGCGGCGGCGATGTCGGCGTTGATTGTCCTGCCGTCGAAGCTGCCCTTCCGCCGCCCATTGCCCGTGAGGGCACTCCCGTCGTAGGAGGAGAGGGAAGGCATATCCGCCAGGTCCCCCAGGCACAGGAGCATATCCGGCTGGGTATCCTTGAGGTACTTGAGGAGCCACTCGAACCGGCGGTTATTGACTCCGGGGCGCGCGTGGGAATCCGGGAGGATGAGGACGTTCACTTGAAGATCTCCTCTAGGGTCGGAAGCTCCTGCTTCTTGTCGCCCAGGATGAGCTTCCAGATGGTGGGGCCCACGCCCTCCCCATGACAGTAGATGCGCATGCCCATCTCCCGGGCGTGCTCGAAGAAGTACTGGGCGTCCTGGCTTGCGGCAATCAACTCCCCCGTGCTCCAGAACTTCTTGCCCGTCTGCCCGATGGAAATCTCCAGGTACTTGGGGCGACCCTGCTCATCCTTGGCCGTCTTGTCGATCTGCCCCTCTGGGTAGCAGAAGTCGAAGCCGAAGAGATGGAACTCGCTATACCCCAGGGAGAGGCTCAGGGACATTGCCCGCCACGCCGCGCAGGTGCCGCCGTTGACCAAAAGGGAACCTGGCGGGAACACCTCGCTCTTCAGCAGCGCCTGCGTCATGGCGTGCCAGCCCCACACATTCTTGGTGCGCGCCATCACGTGCCGCGTGACGGAGGGGTCGGACATCGAAGCCACCAGCACCTTCGTGGTGGGCGGAATATCCTCAAGGAGGTCGGTACGCTTGATGCCGTGGGTGGAGATGCCATCGACGGGGCGCGGATCCAGCAGCACGAGGTAGTGGGGGTCGATGCCCCAGCCCAGCACCGTGGGCAGCGAGTGCTTCACCACCGCCACGTCGGCACCCTCCCGCCACATCTTGAGGATCTTGTCCTTCCTCTTGTGGATGTCAGGGCCCGCCGACACGATCACCAGCTTGCGGGAGTGGGGCCGCGCCTTGGTGACCCACCGGGAGAGCAACTCCATGTTCTCCTTGACGTTGCTGATGATGTGGTCCTTGGGCATGCAATCCTGCGCCGTGACCTTGAGGGGCACACCCCCCATGCCCGCCCCCGGTAGGTCGGGGAGGCCCTCGCCCACCGCCGCAATCTGGACGATGCCACCCCCGGACACCCTATCCTTGCTCTTGTAGACGCGCTTCTCCCGGAGGATGCGGGTGAAGGTGGCCTCCACCCCCCTGAACTCGGCGGCGGGCATCCCACCCTCGGGGTCCGCCACGTAGTAGTCGTCGAAGACCACCACGGGAATGCGCTTGCACATCTCCCAATCATGTGCGATGGTATCCACCGAGTGGCCCCCGTCGAGCCACGCGAATTCCACGCCCGCCACTTCCCGGAGGGTATCCTTGGTGTCCCCCTTCGTGAGGTGGAACTCGAACTTCTTTCCCTTGGCGGCCATCGCCTCCGCGAACTCTCCCAACTTCTTGGTTACATCCTCCAGGGAGAAGTGCTTCTTGATGTTGTGTTCCTTGGCGTCGGTATCCGCCGATGCCTCCTCGAAGAGGTCGTAGCCGTGGTAGACAACGTGGTCGTGTTTCCCAAACGCAACCTGCGCCATCTGCAGGGCCCGGTCACCATTCCACGTGCCGGTCTCCAGAATGGTGCTGGGCATGTAGTGCTGGACGAGGGCCAGCAACTGGTCGTATCGGGTCTTGATGCCCACCACCTTGGTGTTCTTGCGAGCCCCCTTGAGGTGGGTGAAGACCTCCTTCAGCGGGCTGTTCTCGAAGGCATCCAACCCCACGTAGTCGGGGTCCACGAGGTTGACGGCCTCCAGCCCATGCATCTTGTGCATCTGGAGGACACGCTCGAAGATGAAGGCGTCGGTCCACTCGCTATAGTTGAAGATCTCCCCCGTCATGTAGATGTCGTACATATCGGCGATAAGGGTGCGCCCCTCGTTGCCGGCGAAGTAGATGAAG